GCAAGTATTTCCGGAAGATCCTGAAGGTCTATGATAAGAGCTTTGAGGCCGGGGAGAAAGGACGGAATGTCGGGGCTAACATTCTTCGTATCGAAACGATATACAAGCACCAGTCTGTTTCATTGATGGAGCTAACGGACAACCTCTTCTTGTCGAGGATCGGCCGTATATTCTATAAGGACTGGTCAGAAATATGCTTTACCAGAGAACTGTCTGCGGCCAAGGGCGTAAAGGTGTCCCAGCTTGAAAGGGCCAGGGAGATATACCGGATAGGAGTTACCCGGTACAAGGAGCGTTACAAGAAGCTTTATCTTTCGGGTAAGCTGACTAAAAAGCAATGGGAGACTATACGCAATTTTGCCCGTAGCTGGCCGGAAGAGCGTGAGAAGTACGTGGAGGAAATCGGTGACATGGAGCGTGAATTTAAGGACAAACTTTTATCAGGCTACCAGACAGGGATATTTACGCCCATTTGCATAAAAATATAACATATTGAAAATCAGTATTTTAACTGTAAATACAAAAAGCACCTTATGGTGCGCAATTAAAATGTTGAAAATTAAGTGATTACGTTTTTAAAATCTAAAATTTAACACTTTTCGGCAACTTGTCCTATACAGCCCGCAGGGTTGTCGGGAACCGACTTATAAGGGCTGATAAATTATAATTTAAAAACTGAATATATGAAATGTGAAGCAGAAGGCAAAATTTTGGTGGAGCTGCCATCCACCGGTGGAGTTACCAGGGATGGTAAAGACTGGGAGAAGAGAGAGTACATCATGGAAACCAGCGAACGTTATCACAGTAAGATGCGCTTTTCCGTTTGCAGTTTCGATGGTCCTGTTGAGAACCCTCCAAAGGTAGGAGATAAGATCAGAGTTAACTTTACCGTTGAGGCCCGCGAATATAAAGGGAACTGGTATAATGAAGTAAGAGCGCATCGGACGGAGAATATTAACCAATAACATAAAAAGACATGAAACAAGAAAGAAAAATAATTGAGATCGAGTTAGTAAATGATATTCCTACTCTGATATTAATGCAGGAATTTTCCTTGATTGAAATGAAGAAGAAAATTCGTGATCAACAGGTTATAGATTTTCAAGAAGACATTCTAAGAGTTCTAAAGGCTGTAAACGAGATCGATTTTATTAATATGGACAGCAACTAATTAGCTATAATTGATATGAATATGAAACAGACAGCTCAAGAAAAAGCAAAAGAAATGTGTGAAGCGTGGGGAATGGAAGATAACCACGGTTACAGCGTTAAAGATACCTTTCAAGTAGGGTTTGTGCAAGGCGCAAATTGGCAGGCAGAGCAATCTCCGTGGATCAGCGTTAAGGAACGGTTACCGGAATCCAACATTACGGTTTTAACTAAAGGAGCTTATGGATACCTTATTTGTTTTCTTTCAAATTTAGGAGAATGGGAAACAGGTGCAAACATTAATGAAGAAAGATTAGGTATAACACATTGGATGCCTATTCCCTCTTTCGATGAAATACTGGAAGCCAACAAAGATAAATTAGAAACGAAATGAGAACTATAACAATAGAAACGGAAGTTGATGTTGATTTGGATGATTATCGTGACGAGTTTTTGGAAGATCTTAGCGATAATGAGTTGTTAGAAGAAATAAGCACACGAAATATCCAGATTGATCATAAAACGATTACTCTATGTGATATGAATAAAAATGAAGCAAAACGATTTTTATGTGATATAATAGAAGAGAATTATATAATTACCAATGAAAAACTTCTGGAAAAGATAAGAGATTTAATTCAATAGAGTACAGTAATGGAAACAACGATAGATAGTAATGGTCTGGGTGGATTTCAAACCAGGCAGGATCGGATACTGTGTATTCGTAGTCAAATTAATCGCAGCAGTGAAGAGTTAGACCGGATCAATGAAAAGCTGGGAGCTAAAGACACTCCCTTGGAAGAGTGGTTGCGTCTTTCGGATATCCGGGGTAGCCTGATGGTTTCTATACACCGGAAGGAGGAAGAGTTGTCACGGCTGACGGATAGCCGCCGGCTTGATCAGCCTAAGCGGGCGAATTATAATTATTGATATGTTTTAGAGGATTAATAAGTCGTATTGGAATGGGAAACAAAAGAAGGTCAGTCCGATTTGATGAACATACTTGGATGCTATTGAAAGAGGTATCTGAGAAAATGGGAGTCAATATGTCAGTTGTAATCAGGAGCATGGTTGCGCGCAGTTTGAGGGAAATAACGGATGATTCCGGTAATCTGATTCTAAATGAGAAACAGGTACAAGCGAAATAGTTATTATCCTAAGGTGGCCGAAGCAATCGGAAAGAATTATCTTAAGCTTCGATCGCTTTGTTGTGTCGAATTCGATACGTTTCATGGCTCACTATCTCGTGAGGACATCTTTCAGGACACGGTGCTTTATGTCATTCAAGATGTTGAGGCCAGCCTGTTAGAATCGGAAGAGGATATTATAAAACACTTTTGCTATCGTTACAAAATGATAGCATTTCAGATAATTCAAGATTCTAAACAATTAAGAGAAATACCATATGCCGACTATTTACAAACCCAAAAAGAGGGAACAGAAGAGCAATAATATGTATGATGATGCCCGTCGTAAGATATATAATTCAGAGCGATGGCGCAAGCTTCGAGCATGGAAGATGGTGAATAACCCTCTATGTGAGGTATGCTGGCAAAAGGGATTGGCTACACCGGCTGAGGATGTTCATCATATCGTATCATTCATGACTACGAATGATCCTTTACAGCGTAAATCATTAGCATACGATTATGACAACTTAATGAGCCTTTGTAAGCAATGCCATCAGAATATACATAACTCAAAATAATAACAAAAAAGTTATTGGAATATTTGCTTAATAACAATAATGTTATTATATTTGTAGTGTCAAAAAACAAAAGCCATATGGGAGAAAAACCGGTAAGTAAAGAACGGATAAAGTTAGAGAAGGATTTGCTGTTCTACCTTCGCTACTACAAAGAGCTACAGGACAGAGGGCATTATAAACAAGAGCTTGATTATCAAATCGAGTTATTAACAAAAAAGTTAAAGGAAATGTAAGTTGTCAACCGCCTCCCTTGAAAGACAGGGAGGCTAAATAAAGAAGTTATGAAGACAGATATAGAAAGACTAAAGGAACGCTTTGCCAATGCTAATACTGAAGCGGAGATTGAGGCAGTAGACAAAGAGATGAAAGCTTTGGCGGATCAAGATATGGATCAGTTTGCGGAAGGTTTGATAGAATGCATCAAGGACACCAACAAAGAAGCGGATGAAATATTACTAAGAGAGAAGTTGGAATCGGTGTTGCCGTTTATCTCTGTTTCGGCATTAGCCAAAACATATTTTAAGAGGTCTCCCCAGTGGTTTTACCAACGTTTAAATGGAAGTATTGTCAACGGGAAGCCCATTCGGTTTAATGATGCTGAGTTAAAAACCTTGGCCGGTGCATTGACCGATATAGGTAAGAAGATAAGTCAAGCTGCTGCTTTTGTTTTTTGACGATTACTTAGCAATAGTTTGTGGCCCCATCTGTAAAGGTGGGGCTTTTTTGTTCCGCTTTTTGTGGAACTATATGTTAAAACGCAGTCTGCTATGTTCCACGGTAGTGTTTCCGTGAAACACTGTGTTAAAACCGGATTAACATTGTTCCACGGGTATGGGGTTGAATTTTGAGCAAATCGACTTCCGAAACCTCGCCCAACCCTTCTTCACACGCACGGAATTTTTTCAAATTTTGAATTTGTTAAAGCATTAACGTTTTATTTGTCGGACATTCATGTGGTTATTATAAAAAACAGAATATGGTGAAATTTGTAATGCCCGATAATTTATCCGATGAAACACAGAAGTTTATAAAGGATGTGGTAAAAGAGCTAAATGCTAGAAAAGCTATTCAGAATATTGATCTCGGAGCTATTAGAATGCTTGCAACCAGCTACGAGATGTATATGCAGGCAACTGATATCCTGCTTAAAGAAGGCCCCGTTATTGAGATAAAATACGAAAAAGCAGCTAATCCGGCTCAAAATATTGCCACTAAAAACTATGCTCAGGTAATGAAAATCATGACAGAGTATGGTTTGACTATTAAAAGCCGTGGAAATATTAAGGCTATGAAATCAGAAGATAAAAATGATTCTCCTTTAGACCAATTTTTAAAGAAAGGGGCCCGTGAGAGACGATGAAAGGATACTATCAATATGCCGCTGATGTTAGAGATGGCAAGATTGTAGTGGGAGAGTTTATTAAGCAGGCCGTCGAACGGTTTTATGTTCTTTTTGAACGGGATGATATAGATTTTAGAGAGAATCGGGCGGATTATGCTATTGAATTTATTTCTTTGTTGAGGCATTACACCGGTCGTCATGCCGGAAAATCGTTTACGTTACTGCCTTGGCAAGAGTTTGCAGTAGCAAGTATCTACGGATTCTATAAAAAAGATGAGGATGGCTCTTGGTGCAGGTTGGTTTCATCTGTATACATTGAGATGGCCCGTAAAAATGGCAAGTCGGCTTTTGCGGCTGCACTTTGTCTATATCATCTTATCGCCGATGGCGAGTCGGCTGCGGAAGTCTACTTGGCGGCTAACAGTAAAGATCAGGCAAAGGTTAGTTTTACAATGTGCCGTAACTTTGTATCCGGGCTTGATCCTAAGCATCGGTATCTTGTGTCTTTCCGCGATCAAATAAACTTCGATAAAACATTGTCGTTTTTGAAAGTGCTTGCCGCTGATTCCAGCAAATTAGATGGCCCTAATCCGTCTATGTTTTTACTTGATGAATACCATGCGGCTAAAAATTCAGGTTTGAAAGATGTACTCCAATCCGGGCAGGGTATGCGTGATGATCCGATGAGTATCATTATCACTACCGCCGGTTTTGATAAATTGGGTCCATGCTACCAGTTTCGTGAAATGTGTACGGAAGTGTTGAAGGGCTTGAAAGAAGATGATACCCTTTTTGCTTTGATTTATGCTTTAGATGAAGGGGATGATTGGAAAAATGAAAAAGTGTGGGGCAAGAGTAATCCTAATTTAGGGGTCACAGTAAAGCCTAAATATTTGAGGGAACAGGTTCAAAAGGCAATAAATTCTCCTTCAGAAGAAGTTGGAATCAAAACGAAGAATATCAATATGTGGTGTGATGCGGAAACTGTTTGGATACCGGATCACTACATCCTTAACGCTTCTGCCAATCTTGATTTCGAGCAATTCCGGGACATGGATTGCTATGCAGGTATTGACTTATCAAGTACGAGTGATCTCACCTGTATGAGTTTTATGTTTCCGACTCAGGACAAATATTACTTTAAAACCCTGTATTATCTTCCAGAGGCGGCGCTACAAGAAAAACGATTTAAGGATTTGTATGGCGATTGGCGTAGGCAGGGATTGATTACCATTACGCCGGGCAATGTAACGGACTATGATTATATACTCAATGACCTGATGCGTATCCGGGAGATTGTTTTCATTCAAAAAGTGGCTTATGATGCATGGAACGCAACACAGTTTGTTATCAACGCCACAGATCAGGGGTTGCCGATGGAGGAGTTTTCCCAAGCATTGGGAAACTTTAACCGTCCCACAAAGGAAATGGAGCGCTTGCTATTATCCGGACGGGCAGTGATTGACAACAATGTCATTAACCGGCATTGTTTCCGCAATGTGATTATGGCACGGGATCGGAATGGAAATACCAAACCGTCGAAGCAGTTTGAAGAGAAGAAAATAGACGGAGTAATAGCCAAGCTGGAAGCCCTTGGCATTTATCTGATGTCTCCGCGGTACGGGGAATTCTATTAACTGTCGGACAATTTTCTGGTTAGATGGTAAAAGGAAAACAATGAAAATACCAATTCTAAATATTGAGATTAGAAAAGCGTCCAAACAGGAGGTATCTAATATAGCTGCTTGGAGTTCCGGTGGAAGATCGCTGTTGTTGAGCCGTGATAAGCCAATGTTGCTTTCTACTGTTTATCGGTGTGTGGACTTGATTTCTGACAGTGTGGCTGTCTTGCCATTAAAAACCTATCAATTGGATGAAGAAGGTTTTAAGAAGGAGTGTAAATGGCATCCGGCTTACCATGTTCTGAATACAGAGCCTAATGAAGACATGACCAGGTACGTCTTCTTTAAAACATTGATGGCCTCAGTCCTTTTAACAGGTAACGGTTATGCCTATATCGAAAGGGATGGGACGGATTTACAACTAATCTATGTTCCTTCTTCCCAAGTAGGTATAGAATGGATAGTAGATGCGAAAGGCATTCGTAGAAAACGTTACAGGATTACAGGGTTTAAGGATCTGGTACAGCCTAAGGATATGATTCATGTATTGAACTTTTCTTATGACGGAATCATTGGGGTGTCTACGCTGACCCATGCCCGGCAAACGCTGGGTATCGCCTCTGACAGTGAGGCGCATGCCGCAGGATTCTTTAAGGGTGGCGGTAACGTGGCGGGTATCTTGGCATTTGAGGGCCGCTTGGATAAAAAACAAAAAGACCAGATC